GTTCTTCTCTTGGAATCTGAGAAAATAGGTGCGAAAGTTTTTGCTGAGATTCAGAAGTCTCGTGGTGTTCCAATGAACGTAGTTTTACCCGCTTTATCTATTCCATTGATCGGAAACACAGCAGCTAAAAAGCTGTCTGCTGTTTGTGATGGACTGGGAGACATAGAGCCAGAGACCTGTGCTGAAGCAGGGCTTGGTCCAAAAGCTACAGAAAACTTACTTCAGTACTTGGCAGCGCATGGGAATGAACTATTACAACACCCATTCTCTTTCAAGTTTGAAAAGCCTATTGCAGTAGCAAACAAAGGCGTAGTATGTATCTCAGGTAAGCTGAAAAGTTACAAAACGAAAGCAGAAGCAACAGAGATATTACAACAACAAGGTTATACTGTAAAAGGTTCTCTAACGCGAGACGTTACTATTCTAGTTAATGAGAGTGGTATTGAGTCCGCCAAAACTAAATCTGCTCGAGATAAGGGCATTCAAATCATAAATAATCTATTAGATTTCTTGGAGAAATAATAATGGCATTACCAAAATGGACAGACGAGCGCACAGCTCAACTCACATCTTTCGTAGGTGACGAGTCTCCTGTGTCTCAATCTACTGTCGCTGATGCGGCAGAACAGTTAGAAACTTCGACTCGTTCAGTTTCTAGCAAACTTCGCAAAATGGGCTTTGACGTAGAACTTGCTTCTGCATCTGCCTCTCGCGCGTTCTCAGACGCTCAAGAAGCTACTTTAGCATCTTTTGTTTCTGACAATAGCGGTCAGTATACTTATGCTGATATCGCTGCACACTTTGAAGGCGGTGCCTTCTCACCTAAGTCTATTCAAGGCAAAATCTTGTCTATGGAATTGACTGATCACGTTAAACCTGCTCCTAAGCCAGAAAGTGTTAAAACTTATACTGATGCTGAAGAAGCTACTTTTGTAGAGATGGTTAATGGCGGTTCTTTTGTTGAAGAAATCGCAGACGCTCTTGGCAAAACTGTAAACAGTGTTCGTGGTAAAGCTCTTAGCTTACTTCGTGCCGAAGCTATCGTTGCTATTCCAAAGCAGAAAGAAACTAAAGGCGCTTCTAAAGCTGATCCTTTAGCTGATCTTGGTGACGTTTCTGGTATGACTGTCGAAGAAATCGCTACTGCGATCGACAAGACTGCTCGTGGCGTTAAAACTATGTTGACCCGCCGTGGTTTGGTTGCTGCCGACTACGATGGTGCTTCAAAGAAAGAAAAAGCAACTGCGTAAGTAGTTGTTAAACAACAAGCCTCTGATTCATTTCAGAGGCTTTTTTTCGTCAATTCGGGGGAATTTTGATTGAATATTGCTAGTGCGCTCATAAAGCAAGTGCTTGAGCTACAGGACTTCGAGACCTGGACTAGCTGTCGCAAGAACTATTTACCTACAGAGTATCATTCTTTGTATGGTATCATAGATCATCATTGTGAAAAATATCACAAAATGCCTACCTTTGACGATTTAAAGTATGAAATCCGTGATAGTGGAGTAAGAGAAAAGTTATTTGCAATCGAAGCCGTTGAGGTGGAGGCAGATGCTTTTATGCTCCTAGAGTACCTAAAGAATGAGTACGCTCAGAAAGAGATACTTGATTCACTGGAAGAATACGTGGACAAGTCAGTAGCCTTTGAGGATGCTGATGAGTCTGTTGCTCATCTTCACCAAATAGTTTTAGATGTCGAAGAAAAAGTAGACTTAGAACGACCACAGGATAGTATGCAACGTATTACCCTGTTTGAAGATGATGAGGAACTAGGAAATTACTTGCCTCTCGGTCTCAACGCTGAGTATGACCATGAGATTCAATTCTCTCCTAGAGATTTGATTCTAGTTGGTGGTAAACGAGGGGCGGGTAAATCCGTTGTCTGTTCTAACATTGCAAACAATGTTTTTAACTCAGGCAAATCTGCAATCTTTTTCACTATAGAAATGGATAGCAGATCCATTCTACAACGATGCTGTGCCATCGCTACGGGGATTCCATTCGCTAGGCTAAGAACTAAGAATCTTAGTGTAATTGAGTGGGAACGAGTAGCAGGATGGTGGGCTAATCGTTTCTCTGAAGGACAAGAACGTTTGAAAGAGTATAAATCTAATCGAGACTTTGATAGGTTTCATCATGATCTCACAACCAACTGCGAGCTTCTCCCGACTCAGCAGTTGGATGTGATTTATGATCCTTCACTAACTTTAGCAAAGATACGTGCAGAACTTGACAAGAAAGTCAAGAGCTTAAACGTGGGCGTTGTTATCGTAGATTATATTAACCAAGTAAAACGTTCGAGTCTTCCTTCGCGTGGTGGTCAGTACGATTGGACAGAGCAAATAGAAGTCAGTAAGGCTTTGAAGTCTATGGCACAAGAATTTGAAGTGCCAGTGTTTAGTCCGTATCAAACTGATGCAACAGGCGAAGCAAGATTCGCAAAAGGCATACTCGATGCAGCAGATGCCGCCTATGCACTAGAAACTTGGGAACAAGAAGATCAGTGTGTAACCTTCAACTGTGTCAAGATGAGAAGTGCGTCTATGAAGTCATTCAGTTCTAAAATGGATTGGGAGACACTAAAGATTGGTCCAGAGTCTATGCTCACTCCAAAGGAACAAGCAGATGCAGAGAATCGTAGTGACGAACCCATTGATGACATCTAATAAATAGTTCTTGACATTTCCTTAATATTTTGATATAATATCTTTTCTAAAATTCGGAGAAGTATATGATTATTAACGGCAGTATGAATCACAGCCCTTGTGGGCGCAGAGTCAGAAAGAATAGACGAGTCAAGAAGTCTGAGCCGTCTTTTCGACCTTTGAACCGTACCACACCATATCGCAGAGAAACAGAGTATTACCCTTCTCAGGAGATGATGGGTGTTGCATCAAAGGCTGATGACACGTACAAGAAAGAAGTATCACAGTCATACACTTTAGCACCTGCCTACAATAAAGGTGCATACCAAGTAATTCCAACAGAAAACATCAAAGACATCGGGAGATAGATATGCCAGCAAAATTTAAAGAGTCTCAAAAAGTTGTAGTAGATCGTAAAACTAAGAAAACAAAAATAGTACACTACTACCTAAAAAATACATCAACAGATGAGTTAGTAAAAGAATTAGACCGAGCAGTACCCAAAGTAAAGCAAAAAATCCGTAACGAATTAGTGAGAAGAAAAGTAGCAGTATGAATGTAGAAGAACTCCTCAGAAAGAAAGGTATACAGCACACACCAAAAGGTCAAGACTTTTTGGTGAGTTGTATTAACCCTGAACATGAGGATCGCAACCCTTCGATGAGAATAGATCAGATTACTGGAGTATTCCAATGTTTTAGTTGTGAGTACAAAGGTAATCTGTTTACTCATTTTGGGGAAAGGGCAAATCAAATGCAATTGAAGCGTGAACTGTTGAAGAAGCGTATATCCGAGAAACGCGCTGAAAGCATTGGTTTGTCCTTTCCCAAAAGTGCAGTACCGTACATAGGAAACTGGAGGAATATAAAACCGGAAACCTACAAACGATTCGAAGCCTTCAACAGTGTAGACAAAGACTACAGTGGCAGAATCGTTTTTCCCATTCGTGATATGTCTGGCAGAATAGTTGCTTTTAATGGTCGACATACAGCCCAAGGTATTCCGAAATACATGATTACTCCAGCTGGGGCAAGGATGCCATTATATCCAGTAGTAAAACCATTGCAAGGTTCAGTAATACTTGTAGAAGGTATATTTGATATGGTTAATCTGCATGACAAAGGTTTAAGTAATGCAGTTTGTTGTTTCGGCACAAAAAATATAAATACTGATAAACTATCCATGCTAAAAATACAAGGGATAGAGAGCGTTGACATATTTTTTGACGGAGATGACGCTGGTCAGCAAGCTGCGTTACGTTTAAAAGAAATGTGCGATGAAGTAAACTTGGTAAGTAGGAATATACACCTAAAAGATACCGACCCTGGCGCACTAACAGAAAATCAAGTAATAAAACTAAGAGATAAATTATATGCCTAAAGTTGCATTAGTAGAAACGAAAAAAAGTAGAACACGATTTAAACATGAATTTGACCACGCATTTGAGTTTGACCAATATCAACTATGCTCAGACCCAACTATCAAGAAAGTTCTAAAGAAAGATTGTGATATTCAAATTGACACAGATGCCTATGACTGGATTATTCTAGTAGGTAGTGATGCTCTCAAATACTTTACCAAGATCAACTCTGTAACAG